ATGGCATGTCTAAAATCCATCCACCCACATCGTTATAATTGATCTTCATTTCTAATTTAGAGAAGTTTCGAACCACATCAAAACGACTCATATCCCCATCACGGATATAGATTTCATATCGTGGCATCAGACCACCCCCAGATACAAAAGACGATAAGATAAATTGATACTGCTTCCTGTGGTAGCGTTTGCCATCTCTACTCGGATGGTATTCGACCCTGGTGCAAGAGTGAAAAACGACGAGCCAAAGTCCAATATGTCCAAGTAACCAGCCCCTGATTGATCTTGTACGATACGATTTTCTGTATCAATAGTTAGTGTGTCTGTACTTCCTAACGTCAATAAAAAAACGGGATTGATTCCGATAAATTCACCCGTCGTCAAATTTGTTATTTTCGGATTTTGCCCTGGTCCTTGTATCACCCAAGTCGGGTAGGTTTCCACATGTCCGGTATTGTTGATGGTGAATTCGCTGACCACTGCATCTCCACCTAAACGCAAAGGAAAAATAGGAAACCATTGTGGTGGATTTCCTGTAATCGATGCAGATTGTGTGTATATCTGGCTTGATCTCCAATAGGGATTATTGGCATGAAATACGAGATCCACTCTGGCACTTGTAAAACGGATAGAAGATTCATTTACTCGAAATCCGGATATCGAGCGACATACTAGCTCTCGTTGCATTCCGTGTGGCGGTGTGACTTTTAAAATTCCATCTCCACGCAATGGATTAAATACGTTCACTAATGACGACAAGCGGTTCCATAGATCAGATTCATTTGTACCGTTTACTACTAGCGTTAAATCCATTTCGTTATCGTCTACATCGACACTTTTTAGAAAAGATCCTGGCTTCAAAGGTATCCCTTGGGTGATGGGATTGAAAGGAGGCCCACTAATCCCTCTCTTGTCCCTTAATACTTTCAAATAGGGCGGATTGGTGAGTAGTGTTTCCACACCATCCGGATCTACCCATGATATCGACCAACTCATGCCCTTCTCCCCCCATTCAGTATCATCAATCGATCCAATGACCGTTCTAAATCCCGTGGTCGAAAGATAGCTTGTTGAGGGTAAAGCGTAACGTTATTGGTGATATGAGAAACATGGGATGTAGCAGATCGTGATCCACCTGCATTTCTGGCGTTCGTTCCTCCGATTTGATTAGGGGAGGCGATGGCAGCAGTGGCTAAAGATGCTGCATCCCTACTAACCAACGGAACGCTATTGGTCAGCCCCAAAGAAAGCCCTTCTCCCACGGATTCCCCTATTTTCATCATCACTTTAGATGGGGAATTGATATCTAACCTTGCTTGCATACTTCCTCGGATCGAATCTGCCAAAGACGCTGCTTTACTGGCTAACCTTGTTGATCCACTATCGATCCCGATGCTAAGACCGGAAACAATGGAGGCACCAATACTGCTCCAATTGATGCCAGATATTTTATTTCCAATTCCTTTTGCAATGCTGACCACTTTATCTGCTGCCGTTTGCCATTTTGATTTCATTTGCCCAGTTTCCCAGTTCACTTGATCGATATGTCCTTTTGCTTGTTTTTTAGCTTCTCCAACTACTTTATTATTTTGATCCTGTGCATTTTTAACAGATTTATCCCGCATTTCTTTTGCTTTTGCAATGATTTTGCTTGCTTCATCAGCAGAGATTGTCTTGTTTTGATCTCGTTGTTTGGTGGCCCAGGCTATAGTCTGGTTATATTTTTCATTCGCCTCTTTGATAACACCATTTTTTGCCTTCACACTTTCCTGAACGACTTGTGCAGCTTCTTGGGCTGAAATAATACCGTGACTTGCTTTCATTCGTTCTAGTATCGTTTTCTGTTCTTGTTCATTTGCGGAAAGAGTTTGAATAGCTTGTTGTTTCATTCTCTGTTGTATGGCTCCAATTTGGTTTGCCTCTTGTGTTGTCAGGTTTCTATGATCTTGGGAAGCTTTGTCCAAAATTTGTTTGATCTGGTTCTCTCCCTGCTGAGTTGCCAGAATTCGTTTGGTATAAGAATCTGCCGTTTTTTGCAAAATGGCCTGCTCTCTTGCAGTGGATAGGGCATCTGTTTGGGAAAAGAAATCTTGCATTTGTTGCAAATTCTGATCCTTTTGTTTCTGCAACGATTGCACAATGGTATTAGTCATCCGGTCTACAATACCTGTAATCTTATTCGCCATCCCTTGGGTTACCGTTGATCCAGAGAAAGCCAAAGAATTCATTGCGACCGTGGCTTTTTGATCCAAATCCAAATAAGCGGAGACAGCTTTTTTCGTAGAGTCGGACACCTTGTTTCCAAATAGATCTGCGTTTGGGCTCGCTTTTTCACTCATCATATCCGCAAACAGGAGACCACCCGCGGTAAGGGCTGCCAATCCCACAACCGTTAATCCAATTGGACCAGTGAGTGCTGCAACTCCTGCACCAGCAATGGCAGCTGCTCCTCCTGCTTCTGCAATAGCTAGGGATGCTGCACCAAATGCTTCCGTAATCACTCCTACACCCGATGCAACAGAGCCGAGAATAGCCAATGCAGGACCCAATGCAACTACAAATGCACCAACCTCCAAAACTACTTTTTGTGTGGCAGGATCAAGATTATGGAAAGAGGTTGCCATCCCTTCAATTCCTTTTATCAGGGGATCGGCAGCTTTTAGTGCATCGATCAGAGCTGGTGCCAAAGCATCTCCTACTTCTATGCCTACATCCGTTACTCGGTTTTGAAGGATCTTCAACTGGGAAGCAGTTGTTTTGTAGCGAGTAGTGGCTTCTTTTGTAAGCGCAGTATTATCCATCCAAGCTTTATTTCCTAGTTCGATACTTCGCCGGAATAGATCCCCTGCACCACTCGCACGGAGTAAAGCATCCCTTACTTGGATTTCGCTAAACCCTAATTGTTTCAGTACTCCAAAAACATTGCCACCCTGTTCTTTGATCCTGTTTAATCCTTCAATAAAACGAATGATCGCACCAGCTGCATCGGTTTGGAATGACTTTTTAAACTCACTCACGGATTGCCCCGCTACCTTTGCAAATAGAGCTAACTTGGCTCCTCCAGACTGTACCGAACTAGAAATATCTACCATAACACGAGAAATGGAGGAACCACCAGATTCAGCATTGATCCCAACGGAACTAAGAGCGGCAGCAAAACTTAGAATCTGTGCCTGTGTTAACCCTACTTGATGGCCTGCACCAGCAATACGAAGACCCATTTCCGTAATATCTGCTTCCGTGGTCGCCATGTTGTTACCAAGTGCTACGATAACAGACCCCAGTTGTTCAAATTGACTTTGTGGGAGTTGGGTGATATTCGCCAATCTCGCAAGGGACGTAGCTGCTTCCTCTGCGGATAAGTTCGTCGCAACTCCTAAGTTAATCATCGTCTTCGTAAATCCAATGATGGCAGGGGTTTTAATACCCAACTGACCAGCTGATTCTGCAACATGAGCAATCTCGGCCGCACTAGCTGGCATCTCTTTCGACATTTCAAGGATCTGTGTGCGCAGCTGTGCAAATTCTTCCGTTGAAGCATTGACGGTTTTTGTGACCCCAGCAAAACTTGATTCAAAGTCAATACTAGCTTTGATTGCAGCACCAGCCGCCAGACCAATGGGAAGGGTGACATGCGTTGTTAACGTACTTCCAATATTGGTCATATGCTCGCCAGCCGTTTTTAATTTGTCACTGACTTTGTTCAGATTTTGACCCATGCGATTCCAGGCAGATCCTTGTTTATCTAATGTTTTGTTGACTGTGTTTAATTCATTTTCTGTTTTGGCTAGATCTGAAACTGCTTTGTTTAATCTAACGCCTAGAAGCTCGGTAGCTTTTGCATCTTTTCCCTTTGCCGCAACGGACTCGTCATACGATTTCTTCAAAACATCCACTTTTTGTTTTTGAAGTGACAATTGATTGGAAAGAAAATCGGATTTCAGTTTCAGACTATCCGTTGATTTTCCAAAGACTCCCATAATTTGGCTAGCTGCCTTAAATTCGGACTCGGATAGTTTTAACTGACGGTTCAATCCTGCTATCCCGCTTTGGAACTTTGATCCGTCCAGATCCACTCTAACAACGAGTTTACCTAACTCTTTATCTGCCATAACCTCACCCCCTTGCTAGAAAATTTGATCGATATAAGCAGTATTCGCTTTTGCTTCTTTCTCCTTTCGATATGCCAGGATTTCAAAGAAATAGAGGATGTCCATCTCGTCGATATCTTGCATACTCCAACCTTGCTGTAAGAGAGAATCGTAAAAGGATAGAAGATATTCTTGCAGGGAAATCATTTCTGTTTCCCTGCTATCTAGTTTTTTTCTGCTACCTCCACTTTTCCGGTGAATTGCGCTAACACATCATCCATACAACGAATGGAAATAGGAATAAATTGATCTACAGGGATGCCATCATAGAAATCGTCAATAGAAAACTGATTCCCGAACAAATCAACCATGTATTCCACCATGCTATCCAAATCTTTTTTTCCAATATTGGTTTGAAGCCGCTCTTTGATTTCTAATGTTTTTCGTACCATCCTGGCACTAATAAAAGAAGGGGAAAAGATTTTCTCTTTTCCCTCGATTTTGATTTTTATTTGCATCTATTTCTAATCCTCCTATGCAGTCGTGAACTTATTCACATTGTTAGATGCTAACGAGTTACCAGCTAAGTCTTTCACACCAGTTGTTACAATCGTCATATACTGTGTAGCCGCTGTGAGATTCGAACTTGGAGTGAACGTTACAATCGTTTTAGCTGCATTGATACTAAGCGATCCAGCAACTTGAGCAGATCCATCCGCTTTTTGAACGATAAAATTGGCGGGAATAACTACACTGGATAAAATAGCTTCGCTGAAGGTCCAAGTAATAACGGAAGAAACGGAAACACTGGTAGCGTTGTTCGCTGGTACCACTGTGGTAATCGTTGGTGGTGTGGTGTCAGCAGTGTCTACTGCGGTGAACCAGTTCGTACCAATCGATGCAACATAGTCTGGATGGTCTTCGTCCGCAATCTTCTGCCAAGCACTATCATAATCTCGTTTGATGAAAGTGCCTTTGAGCGTGGGAGTTTGAAAGTTTGGTTTGTCTTCTTTTGTCTGATATTCTTGCTCAGGTGTTTCAAAGCGCCCCTTATATAACCAGACGTAACGGTATTTCCCGTTACTTTTGATCGATTTGAACCCAATCGCAACATATGGAGCGATATCGGTAGACTTTTTATAGATCACTCCCCCTGTTACGGTGTGACCCAATAATGCGGCTTGATCATCCAAAGAAATGTCTTTTGGGTTGATTTCTACATCGATTTGCCCTAGTGCACTTGCTGTTTCAGCTGGACCATCGTCCGCATATAACGTTTCAGTATCCGTCTTTGGTGACACCTTTGCGGTGATTGCTCCGGCTATTTTGACCGGAGTAGCATAAGCAACTCCCGTATCATCTTGCGTCTGGATCGCATAGTATAAATCTTTTAATCCTACTTGTACTCCTGGTGTTGACATTAAAAAGCCTCCCTTGTGGTTAAATAACGCATTGCTTTATGAAAAATCTGTGTATCGCTTTCGTACAAATCAGCCGCATAAGTACGCTGGAAATCCAGTGTTTTCAGGCTTTTATCCACTTCTATCGCAATAGCCGATGTGCTAGCCTTGTTCCAAATATCGATTTGAATCATAATGTCACTGGATATTGCTGTATCATCTGCATAGTCTTCATCCGTGTTGGTAACTTCGAAAAAGGTGATCCGCGGAAACTCATCTGCGTTGGGTTCCACTAGTTGATAGATGTGGTTCCCACCGAGCAAGGAAATAAGCGTTGCATTAGACTGCAACGCTTGTAACAATTCTGGTTTGATGTTGATCATAATCCTAGACCGCCTTTAATGATTCGTGCAATTTCGTCGAGTACTTCCCCTTGCGCTTCTTGCTCCGCTGGTCCTACAAATGGATAGGGATGCATTTTCGACGTACCGAATTCGAGGAATTTCGCCCGCCAAGCTGTTGCTTTCCCTGGTCCCACTTCAATATATTTAATCTCCGCTTTTCCTTTGACACCGCTAATTTGTATATCATCCTGAATGTGCTTTTGGTCTTTTGCACTTCGGTTTACATTTCTTTTCATTGCATCCTGTAGCGGTTTCCCTGCTGCTTTTAGTGCTGCATTTTCTATTGCTTCTGCTTCTTCTCCAAATGTTTCAAGCTGAGAAAGCAAAGACGCTAATCCTTCCACTTCTAATCCTGCCATCAGACCACCACCTCCAATCCCATGATTTGCATCTCGCGGTGGCGTTCTTTCGCGTCCATGATCGCGGTGATTCGAAAGGTTCTACCCTTGTAAATCACTTGCATATAGGGACGAATTACATTGAGGTATCGGATTCGAAATCGAACCGTATTTTCTTGGTTGATCGCTTGAGCTTCCCAAAATTCTTTTCCCGTTGTGGGTTCCACCGCTGCCCAAACCGTTGCAAAATCTGTCCATGTTTCAATTGGAATTCCTTCTGAATCTGTTGTAGTCATCTTTTGTTGAATCGTTATCCGATGTCGTAAGTTTCCTGTCCTCATACTGGAACAATCCGATCATTCCAAAGTAGGGAATCAACCGCCTGTGGTATGTCTTGTTGCTCTGGATTCTCAAAACGATGGGCAACGTATATTTTGATAGCGTTTTTCACATTCTCCGGCACAGCTGTAGCATCTCCATACCCTGCTACAAACTGTATTTTTACGCCATTTATGGACTGCAAGGTGACATCAGGCCACTGATTTCCATAAGAAAAAGTAATTCGTCCAGGCTCAGAGGAAGTGTCCACGATGTAGTTGGATACGTCCCAAGTTATTTGCACTCCATCTTTGTCGGTGTATTTGATACTGGATACGGATTGCAACGGCGCTTTTGGGATCTCTAGTGGCAGATCCGGAAAAGAATCTAGCGTTAGTTCCCATGTTTGCGTTACATATGCCCTATTTTGAAAGGATTCACAATAAATACGGGCAGATGTAATCAAAGAGCTAATAACTGTGTCTAGACTCGTGTCATCAACCCGAAGATACGTCCGCATCTGCTCCAGCGTCACCGGATCTTCCGCCGGTGGATTGATTTGCTTTAGTGCCACGCTTCGCCCCACCTTTCTTCTGGGGTTCGATATATTCCGCATGTCCAACGCTTACCCATTTTTCTGCCAGGTCTTCATCAATTTCTATTTCTTGTTGTGGAACATAACTAAAATCAGGCGAGGCAATGCTACTTTCATTCGTACCTTTGCCATCCATCTACCTCCTTTCAAAGAAAAAGAGGGATTATATCCCTCTTAAGTTGCAGAGTTAGCGTAATATCTGATTGGTCCTTGACCAGCATCGATGAGGTTTCCATCATGTCGACTGAATGCAATGAAACCAACTTGTCCAGATTCAATGTATTTTTCCGCAATCCGTATAACTTGGATGTCCATCACGTCACGGATAAAGTAGGTGGAGAAATCGCCAAACAACACGGATTTTGCATTGGCTGCCATGACAGGGATATCGTTGTTAATGATATAAGGAAATCCGTTAATAGTATCCGGTTCGCGGACAGCAAGACCTGGTAACCATAGCGGACGACCTTGGGAATCTTTTAGCTTTTTCAGCGCTTTTAGACTCGTATCATGGAACATAAATTGTGCATTGTGGCGATAAGCAATATCCACGGAGTGTACCAAATCTACCA